AAGACCAAGGGGTTACGCCAAACTGGCGTAACCCCTTGATTTCTTTGGTAGGCCCCCCGAGAGTCGAACTCGGCACCAACGGATTATGAGTCAACGGGCGCGATAGGCGCGTTGCCGTAAGGCGTTGATTTATCGAGGGTATCGGGTTGCGCCCTCCGCGTCGATTGCGGCAGATCGCGCCCTCTTTGCCAATTAATTCCCCACAGGAAACGCCGTACTCCAACGCGGCCATTTTCTGCTTCAAGTTAATTGCCGGGTCGACCGATTGCGCCCCTAATCACGTAGGAACGAGGCGAGACCCTGCGGATGCCTAAAATGGCAGAGATAATTTCGTACCACAGTTGCATCGCCGAAGCAATTGCGGTATAATTTTTTTGTACCGTCTTTCTTCCACATGCTTATGCATGTGTTAGCTTGCTGGCATGGGCCGTTCCTTCGCTTGTCGCAGGGTTGGCCGTTGCATTTAAGTTCTTTGGCGTAGCACTCAACGTAAAGGAACTTATCATGATTACATGCAACGTTTTGGGGATGCAGTTTGATCCCGGTGTAGTATTTGGCCTCCTGGTTCTGGGGACTTAATTGTGACGGCCAACCCTGCGCGAGCTGCGAGAGCGGCCCAAACCAGCCTGATAGAGCACCAGCCCCGCCATTTCCTAAAGAGCCTCCCTTTATCGGGAGGCTTTTTTATTGCCCCGATTGTCCGGTAGCATGCCCCAGTAGAATTGGGGAACGTCTATGTGCAGCCACTACCAAACCCTGAAAGACGCCGAACTACTGCTCAAGAAATTCGGCGTGCGCGAGAAGCCGGCGGCTATCGGCAAGTACGACATGTGGCCGCGCTACCAGGGCGTGTTCGTGCGCCGGCCGGTGGAGCATGACGCGGGCGACGAGGCAGTGCCGGAACGTGAGGCGGTGGTGGGCCGTTGGGGCCTGATCAGCGCCATGACGAAGGCCGACGGTCTGGACAAGGCTGGCAAGCTGTCGACGTTCAACGCGCGCAGCGAGACAGCGCCCAAGTCCTTCACCTTCGGGAACGCCTGGCGCCGTGCGCAGCACTGCATCATCCCGGCCGACGCTATCTTCGAACCCGATTGGAGATCCGGCGCCGCGGTGGCCACGCGATTTACCCGGGCCGACGGCGCGCCGCTGGGCATCGCGGGCCTATGGGACCGCTGGCGTGATTCAGCCGGCCAGCTCCAAGAGAGCTACACCATGCTGACCATCAATGCGGACGACGATCCCCTGTTCCGCGACTACCACCAGTCGGGAAAGGAAAAGCGGATGGTCGTCATCCTGCCCGAGGGTGCGTACGGCGACTGGCTGACAGCGCCGGCCGAGTCTACCCGGGACTTCCTCGTCCCGTTCCCCTCCGACAAGCTCGTCGCAACGCCGATGAAGTGACCCCGATTTCAGTGAATTAAACTGGATATCCAACCAGTGAATTTCACCATGACCGACAACGGAATCCTAGAGCAAGTGGGCGGCCCCTACGTGGGCGAGGCCATGAAGACCTTGCCGCCCGCGGCCACCGCCGAAGATCGCGAGTACCCCGTGGAAATCGACGCGGGCCACGTTGGCCGCGTGCGTATCACCTTCGTCAAGCAGAAGGCCAAGCGCGGCAAGTTCAGCAGTTGGTTTTGGGTGGCCGAGCGGGCGGAGCAGGTTTAGGGCAATCGTGCCTGGCACGCCGCCAACTGCGCCGTCACTTGCTGGATTCCAGCCCTGAGGGCGAAATAATCCGATCGAGCAGCGGGATCAAGTTCGGCGCGGGCTCCATCACCCACGCGGGCGGCGGTTCCGGCTTTAGGCACTCCACTGCTGGCGGGGGAGCAGGAGGCAGCGACGTGCAGCCGCTGGCGCCCAGCATCAACATCAGCACGCAAAGCATCGTCTTGTACTTGCGCATTGCGCATACCCCCATAAGCGGCCCACTCGGCCTTGGCATTCCGTTCGTTGATCTGGCCTACTTCGGCCACGCGGCGTTCCAGAATCTCGCGGGCCTGGCGCTGCGAATCAGCGACACGCGCCGCCTGATCGGCTTTCACCTCGGCGATCTCGGCGCCATACCGCCAGCTCTGTGCCTTCCACGCCGCGCCGCCCGCGATTACCGATCCCACCGCGAACGCAGCGGCATAGCCTCGCCATCCCATCAGCGCTGTAGACAGACCCATGTGTCTACCTCCCTGCGCGTAACGAGGCCTGGCAGCGTCATCAGCACGCCGCCCACGCGCCCTTTCACCCAGCGGTCCAGCTCAGCACAGCCGCCGGCATAGTCGCCTGCGTTGAACTTCCGGCGCATGGTGGACTCGGCCAGGTTGCCGGCGCCCAGGTTGTACGTGAAGTCGATCAGCGCCGCGCGCTGCCAGTCGTTCAACGGGACGGTGATCAGTCGGCGCACCGCTCGATCAGCAACAGCGAGATCCGAATCGCGCCACGCATCGCACTCCGCGTCCGTGTAGATCCGCTTCGGATCGATGTCTGCGCCGGTATGGCCATCACACACCGTCAGCACACCGACGGGGTCGATGTACGGCTTGCCCCGAATCTTCCCTGGCTCGAAGTGCGACACCAGCACGCCGGCAATCGCAATCGATCCGGCGCTGGCCGCCGCAAGCAGCTTGCGCTTCAAGCTTTCTGAGATCATTTCCAAATCCCCTTGACTGCCGCCACCGCGGCTAGCGTGGCGGCAATTGCGGTGGCGATATATCCGATGGGTCGAGCAAGTCGGCCCAGCCCCTGCAAGACCTTGAAACCGCCGGCAAGCGCCGCGAAGGTGTCCACGATGTCCTGAGTGTTTTGCCGAATCGTCTCGATAGAGTCCGTGTTTCGCGCGGTGGCTTCCGCGTTGTGGGCCATGTCTTGCTCCATTTGCACGACGCGCGCGTGCAGTGACTTTATGAACGCATCGGACAGATGTTCGTCAGCCATAGACTTTCCTTTGAAGCGACAACATCGCGTCCCCTATAGACGAAAAAAAGCCCGCGCATGCGGGCTATTGATGTTCAGTGGTTACCTAAAAATAGATGGACCGGTACAAATCCAGTAACATTTCAAATCTTCAAGGTTGGACGCCCGTTCCGGTATTGGGCTAACACCTGGCGCTTCCCAATCCCCCTACAAGAACAACATGACCTCACCATCCAAGCCATTTCCGGCCCCCGGCCGCAGGCTCGACTATCTAGATTCTTTACGCGGCTTGGCCGCCATCTACGTCGTTCTATTTCACCTAATCTTCGTAGGCGAAGTTCCAACTCCAACCTGGTTCAAAGGGTTCGCAGTAGAGGGTGCAAGTGGCGTCATGCTGTTCTTCGTGATCAGCTGTTTCTCCCTGTTTTACACAATGCCGGCACGTCTGAAGGATCGGATGCCGACCCTGTCGTTCTACATGCACCGTTTCTTCCGGATCGCGCCTCTCTTTTACCTTTGGCTAATCATTTCATGCTTTCGGAATCCGCTGTTGCATGGCATTCATAACCCTCCAGGGGAGATCCTCAACAACTTTTTGATGATCTTCAACCTTGTTCCTGGACAGCAATCCGGGATTGCAATGGCATCTTGGACTATCGGGGTGGAGGTGCTTTTCTACGCCATGTTCCCGCTCATATACATGTGGGTGCGAAACCTAAGCCAGGCACTCGTTTTCCTGGTCGCATCGTTTTTCGTCTCAGTGGCCATTATCCTATGGGGAATCGACTTCCTGCCCTTGGCTCCGCAGGATGTCGGCACCTATAAGTTCTGGCTCTTCACGAAGGACATACCTATCTTCGCCTTCGGCGCCGTGTGCTATTTCGTTATTTTCGGCCAAGGATTCGACAATTTGCGGCACAGGAAATTAATCGGCTCGGCGTGTTTCGGGGTCTGCTTGGCCATCTTCTTTGCCCGATCGTATGGGCTAGTTACCGACGCGTTTTTCTTCGACAACCCTTACATGTGGCATGGGTTCGCATACTCGTTCCTGTTGATTGGCCTTGCGCTGTACCCGGTGACGATGATCGTCAACACCGTGACAGGCTTTCTCGGAAAGATCGCTTATTCCGTGTACCTCTCACATGGGACCGTGATTCTCCTATCCAAGCCGATTTATCGTTGGATCGAACTCCACATTCATAACCCGACGGCCTTCTATTTCACCTGCCTGGCGGTGTCGCTCTTGATGATCATTCCTCTGTCGTACCTGACGTACCGCTACGTGGAAGAGCCTTTTATCCGGTTCGGAAGGAAGTCCAGCGGAAAGCTAGTCGGCCCGGCCGCAGTGCGCGCTTAGCCGGTGAACAGGTCAGTGGCGAACGGTAGACCATCTACTATTCGCCACTGGCGCGTCCTACGAATTCCGCAGTCGCTTAATCGGGGGCTTGGTCGCCTTCAGTCTCATCGGCGGCAACTTCGGGCGCCAACAGCGCCTTCTTCCGGCTGGCTTTCAATAGCCCCTTCGCCACATACAAAGATATGCCCTGGGCGACCGCGGGGTCAGCCAGATCGATAAATTCGGCGCGATTGAAGTCGTCATAGACTAATCCGACTTCCATGTCGGTGAACTGCGCGGCCCGGATGGCCAATAGTTCGTCCTGCGTAAAGCGCTTCGCAAACTCTCTCGGCGTAAACACAGTGACGGGGAGCTTCGCGCCGGGCTCATGAGCAGCGTAGACTTCCTCGACCCCAGTGCGGACCGCTTCCGGCGTGTCATCGAAGAACACAAGGTCTCCTTCCGGCGTCCAGCTAAAGTGATTCCCCACCAGGCCGCCATAGGCAACCAATTCGGCATAGAAAGTCGGGCCAATAACTTTCGATTCCATCTTCAACCCCTTGTCAAAACTTTGGCGTAGCAGCCGATACCAAGAGTTCCTTGGCTACCGTTCACGAATCCGTACAGCTGGACGGTGTGAAGACCATCATCGAAGAAGCCAGTGCCCGAAGACGAAAACGCGCCCGATGCCGTGGCAGTCGACGACGTGAGTACAAGAGCGGCGCCAAACGCGGTCGCATCGATGAACGTCTGAACCTGCACGTTGTTGCCGACCGTGTTGTTGGACCCGTAGCCGTCAACGCAACCGAAGACCGCCTCGTCTTTCCAAGCTAGGAAGCGCGCGCGCAGAGCACTGTTGATTTCGTTGATGGTGGTATTCGTGAATGTCGTGAAGCTGCTCAGAACCTGCCCCGCCGAAATGCTGCGGCGGTTAAACCAGTTGAGGCACAGCCGGTCGGTGGTGGAGTCCACAAACTGGGATGTGGCGCTCGTGTAAATCATGCCAACCAGCGTCCGGGACACGTCGCCAGTCTTCGTCTCCACACCATTTGTAGCGGTCGAATGGCTGACAGTGGAAATCTCCAGCGTCACCACAGAAGACGCATTCAGGTATGCGTAGACGAAGTACAGCGTGTTTGCCGTAAGGCCTGAATTCGTGATCGTGACCCCGGCCGACGGGACTTGCGCCTGAACGCCGTTGATGATCAACCCGGTGCCGTTATACGGAGAGAGGCGCAATGACGTCGCAGAAACCACTGCGAGTCGGCATTGGCCGTGCGCGATGGACACCGCCGAGAAGGGGTCGCGCCACGATGCGCCGCCCGTGTCAGGGTTCGACGTGTTGTTATCAGCCGTGCTGACCCAATATCCCGATTGGTCGGACTTCAGCAGCATGGCACCTTTAGGGTAGCCGCCGATGGCCGTCGAAAATGTGGCGTCGTAGGTGTACCCGGCCCCCGCTTGACCCCACCGCGTCGATGCGCTCAGGAAATTGAGAATCCCATTGAAGTCGGCCCCATAAGGGGGCACGCCGCCCGCTGCGAGCGGGGTCATGGTCAGCGGAGGGAAACCGTCGGTGAACGACGCCAAGCCCGGCGTAATGCCGATTTGCGAGGCCACCGGGATGGTGTTTTTCGTCCCGCTGTTCGCGAACGGGACGGCCGACTTGGTAGGTGCGTTACTAGCTTGCATTGATAAGCCCCGATGATGTGAAGAAAACGCCGGACCCGAAGGGCTGCATCAGCGCCTCGTTAAATCCGAAGGTCGTAGGTAGGTCAACTTGCAGCACGTTCGCCAGAACGGCCGCGGGCTTTGGAATGACGCCCGACTGAGTCAGGATGGCGATCTCATACGGCTCCAGTGCAAATTCGAAGACGTATCGGAACTCCATTTGCCCGGTGTCGGAGACATAGCAACGGCCCCGCCCGGCAAACAGATTCGATAGCAACCGGTTCAAGCTCGGCGACGTGCAGTCGGATATGTTGGCCAAGGCCTTCACCAAGATGAGCTTGCGATACGCGTCATCCGCCAACCGGTATGTCTGCGTGGACGCGGCCCCGACATACATCGGAGCTTGTCCAAATGGTTGCGCTCCCGTTGCCGCAGTAGGAGCGGTGTACGCCTCTTGGTACCCCAGGTACACCCCAGCGCCCGGGATGGTGAGCATGCGCCCCACCCCAACGATCCTTCCCCAGATATCCAACCCGAAGCCCTGCGCCGTCTCCACGTTCCAGACGTAGTCATAGAACGCGTCAAAGTCCGTGTCCGGGTTGACGTACTCGTCCATGTTGTGGATGAGCTGGCGCAGCGTCGGGCTGTTCGCGTACTGGCTGATGACCGTGCGGTCGGCCAGCGTCGGCGCGTCGTCGCGGTACTCATAGGTGTAGCTGCCGGTCCAGGTCAGGGATGCTCCAATGGCCGGCACCTGGCCCATGGTGATCAGGCCGGAGGGGGATGCGCCATAGTCGGTGACGGTGACCGGGCTTGCAGCTGTTTCTATTCTTGAGGTAGCAACAGCAGACGCCTCCAATTGTGGCAACCAGACATACACCCCGCTAACACCGTCCCCGACCGTAGTAGAGGATGAAAGCGTATACAGCCTAGAAACAACGTTGGCGAATGAATCAGAGTCAACCGTTAGCCAAAAAAAGCGCCACCCGCCGGACAGCAATTCGCCACCGAAGGTCAAATTTGAAAACTCTGAGCCGACTTGGCTTTGAATCACCACCCCGTCCGGAATGTTCCAGTCCACAAATGCTCGCGCATTTATTGTATTGGCACCGTTTAAGTAGAGACGGATTCTGTCAAATCCCGCGTCTTTGACAAATGCAGAAAACGTGAGGCGCTGAGTAGCGCTTGCAGATTTCATCGACGTATTTGCAAGCCCTCCCCCCGTCAAGCTTTGGCCCGCTGCGGCCAAAACCTTATAGACGGTAAGGTCCTCTCGAGGGGACGGTTGCGAGGTGAGCACGCCCGAATAGTTTCCCGACGGCCACGGGCTAAGGGATAAGTTCGTAGACTGCCGGAGAATATTGGTCCTTGGCGTCGGATACAGCCGCTGATTCCCCTGCCAGTCTTGGCGCCATAGGCCCGAGGGCGTGATAGACGTCACCGCCTCGCGCGGGCCGCCAATCTGAAACTGCGTGGTTGCGCCATCCCCAACCCCAAACTGCGCCGGTTCGAAGACGTTAACGATGTTCGTCGTCATACCAAAGTCACCGTGATGTTCGCCTCCGAGATCGTCGGCGTCCGGTTGATGGGGATAGTGACGCTAGGCAATGTCGGCGTCGTCGTGCCGAGCAGCAGCGAGATGATGGAAATACTCTGGTCGATCGTCACAACCGGGGCGTAGTAGCGGCTAGCGAACAGGGTCGAACCGATCCGAGCGCGCAAGCCGCCGTCCGCGCCATTGAACGCGGCGATGATCGCCTGCTTGGTCAGGGCTACTATGTTGGACGGCAGGCTGGGGTTGTTGGCGATCTGAACCGCGAACAGCACGGGCAATGCCGTAGGCGTCTGCCACTTCACCACGTAGGACGGATAAGGGAAGTCGTAGCCCGCCGTATCCTGCACGGTGTAGCTGGTGTTCCCGTTGTAATCGGCCCCGTTGGATTTCTTGCGCCAAATGGCGTCCGCGATCGAAGCCGCCGCGCCGCCCACGACCGCCACATAGATGGAATGCGGAATCAGTGTCACGCCGCCCACGGTGACGTTGGCGCTGGTGTTGTTCTCGGTCACGTACACGTCGATGACGTCAGCAACATTCAGCACGTTCGCATAGATCGAAGGCAGCGAGCCGATGGCGTTCAGGGCCACGGACTGGCGCCGGCGCTCTTCGAACTCGGCGCGGTTCTCGACCAGGCTACCGACGGTTCCATCGGTCGCGTTGCTGATCGAGTCCCAGCCCGGGATCGCCTGGTAAATCTGATTCAGCGCACCCGGCGCGCAGGCAATCGGACCGTCAACTGCACAAGCGAAGGGCAGATCGATACTGCCGGTGACCGGAATCGTGCCGGCTTGCGTGCAAAGATAGCGGTTCCCGTCCACCGCCTGCGCGGTCGCGCCTACAGGGATCACCACGCCCGCCAAGCCGACACACGTAGCCAACACAGTCGTCGGCGTACCGGGCTTGCGGTCGATGAAGTAGATGCGCCCAATGGCGTCTTGCATGCGCCCAGCAGCAAACGCGGGGTCAACTTGGTTCACATAGCTGGCGAACTCGTTGTTCTTGTCACCAATGATGGCCGTGGTGCTGGATGCCAGTTGGCCCTGGGGCGTTTCCAAAGACTTGTTCAGCCCGCCGCCAAAGGCGGAGTCCATGTCAGTCAGGACGCCCGCCAGGATGGCCGACTCTTCGGGCAGCACCAGCCCTTCCGGCGTGAACTGCACGCGAGGCACTTGGGAGCTTGTAGCCATGGTTTCCTCAGATGCTGACGGTCTGCGTCGTGCCGTCGGTCAGGGTGATTTCGACGTACCCGGTTAGGGTGCGATCGTTGAAGCTTGTGATCGTGCAGACGGCACCAGCCACGTCCGGGACGGTCAGTGCTGCCGTCTGGATATGCTCGCGCACGAGTGCGAGGGGCGGCCGGTACCCTAGAATGTCGCGCCAGTACGGCACGCCCGGCGCCTTGTCATAGAACAGCTCGCCCTTGAACAGTTTGATGGCGCTGGCCACGTCCTGGGCCACGGCGTAGGGATTTGACGCCATAGCGATGTTGCCGGCCGCGTCCAGGACAAGATCCCAGGCCGTCCTATCGAGCAAGAGAGTGTTCATATCGGCACCCCGCCAGTTCCAGTACCGCCAGAGTTCTCGTGGCGGTGCGTGCTGCCAACGTCCTTGCCGTTGTTCCGCAACGTCCCCAGCGTGTCCATGTTGCCCTGCCAGGTGGACGTACCGCCGAACGAACCAGAGCCTTGCTGGACCGTGCCGTTGAGCACGATCTGTGGCGAGTTCAGCGCGCACTGCGCGGCCGCGTTCAGCTCGATGTTCGGAGCCTGCACCGTCACCTTGGATGGCGACACCACGTTGATGCCGCCAGCGGTGAACTGCACGTACTGCACGGGCGTGCCATTCAGCAGGCCGCCCACGTACAGACCGTCAGCCATGTCATGTGACCGCCACGAGCCCGGATTGGCCTGCCCCTTGGACGACTTAACCGCTGAGATATCCCGACTGGCAAACACTGCAATCCCCACGTCGTCCACCTTCGGATCAAGGATCACCGCATCGGTGCCGCCCTGTAGCCGGAAGTACGGCAACTGGTGAAGCACCGCGTGAGGCGTGGCATTGCCGGCGCCGTCCAGCTGATTGACCAAAGGCTGCACATCTACGAAGCCAACCGGCTCCACTCCACCCGCATTGGTGACCGATACCACCCGCACCAGCGTGGCCGTGCTAAGGCGCGCCAACGCTTGGCCGATTACGAACATCAACGCGCCGTACTCGTCGCCGCCTTCGGCCGCGCGCGCCTGCCCGGCATATCCGAACTGTTCAGCCATTGATCTGCCTTTGACACATGATTTGGGAAAGCCAAGCGCCGCCGGGCGTCTCCGCTTCCAACGTGTGGACGATGCTGACGACTACCCATTCTCCGTGGGCTGCCTCAATCGAACTGGTGACCTGCACCAGGCCACCCAAGCTCAGCTCGGGTGTGAAAAGTACGGTGAAGGCGATACCTCCGCCGGTGAAAGTCGGGTATCCGATCAGGTTCTTTTCGGGCGAGATTTCGATCGCATCACCCTGACGAGCCCCGGTGCGCGGCCAGATGGCCAGTACGCCCCGGTCGATCGTGTAGCTGATACGCGCCGCGTTCGCACAGGCTCGCAGCTGCTCCAATGCCGTGCCGCTGAAGTATGGGTTGGACAGCTGAGCCGTCACCCCGTTGTTCTCAAATGCCAGGCCCATCGCACCCGCCAAGTCGGACGCGATCACCGACACGTTTGTCGATCCGCGATAGCTCCGCGCGTTCACCGGCTTTACGGCATCCAGTGCCGCGGCCAGCGCAACGACGTTGAACACGACTTCCGGCGCCTGGTTGTAATCCGCCCAGGCCTGCGCAATGGTGCCTTCGTAGACAACACTGAGCGCCTGGCCCACATCGCCGGCAGCGATCAGGATTCGGTTATTCCGCCGCTCGGTCATGATCGGGCCAATCACGGTCAACTGGTTCATCATGTCCTGGGTCAGGCCGAATATCCGCAGTTGAAGCTGGCTTTGCGCATCACCGTTGTAGGAGACCACCGCAGCCGATACCCGGTGCCCGGTCAACGTGACGTCAGGCCCCTTTGTGTCGCCAAACTTCCCTTCTCCCAGACTGATGGTGACGTCGATACGCCGCTTGACGAAGGTCATAGGTCACCAGCTTCCAGGTACGCCAGGATGAATCGATCACCCAGGCCCGTGTAGACCGGGTCCGCATAGCCGTGCGTGTCGATAAAAGTCAGGTCGCCAACAAAGCCCCGATATGTCTCACGGACGAGCCGCACGCGGTCATGGCAAAGCGCCGTGGTGACGATCGGCTGATGGTTCACAAAGAGATCCAGGTACATGCCCGTCGACTTCTCGTAGACGTTGACCTGGCAGCTTTGGCCGGCCAGCACAACGCTCAGCGATTGCGAGGGCACCGGGCGAAGGGGGATCTTCCTCATTGAAACTCCGTGCTCAGAATCAACGGCTCACCCGGCTCCGTGCCGAGGGGGAACGTTTGGACCTGGCCATTACTTTGCGGGTCCGCGCCGCTTGGTTCCTCGGTCTCCGAGAATTGAGCAACGGCGGTCTGCCGCACCTCTTCCACAAACAATTCCACGATCAACTGGCTTGAGCCGCTTCGGGTGTCCCGGGTGTACGAGTAGTTCACCAAGTTGGCCGCGACATACACCTTCTCTGGCGTCACCACGGAATACAGGTCTGTACTGCGAACGATGCGCTCCAGCTCGGCCAGGATCACGCTGCGCGAGGCCATATCGCCACTGTGCGCCAGACGAATCGCCGCGTCGTAGGGTGTGTCGACCTTGTTGAAGGACGAGAACCCACCTTGCTCCACGGGAAAGCTGGAGATCCGGCCACCGTTCCTGAAGCGCAACCCTAGAAACGAATCGAACACGACAGCCTGCTGGCCGTCCTGGGTATACAGCCCCCATAGCGGCGTGCCGAAGAACAGCTCAGCCAGGCCACCCAGCCCAATGTTGACCAGCTCCGGCAAGGACGGAATGGTCGTTTCACGGAAGATGGCCGGCACGCCGGGCACCTGAGGGACGTTCGGGAAAGGAATCAGCGACATCAGAAAAGCCCCGTGTTGCCCTGTTGAACCAAGTTCTGGTTTTTGCCGATCCCGCCCAACTCGCGCGCGATACCAGCGCCGTCGGTTGCCGCGGTCACCACCGTGATCGGGCCGCTGATGTGGGTCTCGCTCGTGTTGGTCGTGGTGGATGTCGTGGCGTTGTTGACAGACTGTGCCGTCGGCTGTGCCGCCTGAGCCAGGTTTACCGCACCAAGTGCTGCATTCCCATTCAAGCCTTCTTTGACCCGAGCAAGGTAGTTGATCGTCTCGGTTGCTGACGGCGAACCGCCCGCCTGCACCGCGCGAGCCTGTTTGATGCCGCCGTTGTATTCCGTAATGGCCGCATCCACGCTTCCGTTGTAGCGTTTCATCAGGTCCACAAAGTAGCGCCCAGCCGCGTCGATCGAGTCATAGGGGTTTGTAATGTCGCCCTTACCGTACTGCCCCCACGTCCCAGGCATGAACTGCATGACGCCTTTGGCGCCGGCCGGTGATACCTGGTCGCTGTTGCTCCGCTCGCCTTTGTTCTTGATGGCGTTGAGCAGTCCAGCAGGCAGACCGTTATCTCGCTCCACCTTAGCGGCGTAGTCGTTCAGCTTCGGATCGTCGTAGCGCATCGCGCCAGGGTTTGTCGCCCGTTCCGCTTCTCGCGCAGCCTTGGGGACAGTCGCCTCCACACCAATATCCAGCGCCTTCTTGACCACCCGGCCGACGGGCGTATCCATGAACTCGTTGACCTTGTCGCCGAACTTGGACAGCCCTCCAAATAACTGCTCTGCGCCTTTGACCCAACTTTTCACCGTCTCGTTGATCACCGCTCGGTTCTGGATGATCCAGTTGCCAAACTCGATCAGCTTGTCCACGGCGAATTCAAATGCTGGCATCAGCGCCGTGAGCACATTGACGCCCACGCTGGACAGCTTGTTCATCGCGGTGTCGTACTTCTGGCGCAACTGCTCGGCACGCTGTGCTGCTGCCGCCTGCTCGGCTGCCGGGCCGGACTGCTCCCGGCGTCGGCGCGCGATCCCTTCCGGGCCGTCCTTGTAGAGGTTGAACTGCTGGGCATCCAGGCCCATCATGTTCGCAGCCAGGGCAGCGCGCGCGCGATCGGTCTTGTAGATCTCCGCGACGATACGCGCCCGGGCCTCAAGGTACGTGTTGCCGTCCTTCAGGTCTTCAGTCTTGCCGCCGAACTGGAAGAAGGCCGGCAGCGTTTCAGCCGCCATACCGCGCTTGAACTTGGCGACCTGGTCGGCCGATTCCTTCAGCTGCTCGGTGATCCCTTCCACCGACCCGCCCGCGTTCTTGGCGGCCAACTGCCATTCGGCCAGGTCCTGCGCGCTCATGTTCAGGTTCTCGGATAGCCTCGAAAGGCTCGCCGTCGACTGAATGGTGCTGGACACGAAGCTCTTGATGCCCATGCCAGCAGTGAACACTGCCAGCAGCGCCAGGGCCTCGTTGCGCACCTTGCTGAAGAACATGGCGGCCTGCTTGCCACGGACCTCCATTTCGCGCGCGGTCTTTGCAGACTCTTCGCGCGTATGCGTGAGCGAGTCGTCCACCTCGGCGGCGCCTTGCTTGAACCCCTTGGCATTCAAGCCCAGCGTGACAACCAGCGCGTCGATTACTGTGGCCATGCTATTTCCTCGCGTTGGCTATCGCCTGCTGGTTGTGCGCGTCGACCGCGAACACCTCCAGCAGGTTGTAGAGATCCTCAGCCCCATAGACCGTTTGCAGGTCGTGCAGCAGGCCCGGATGCCGAGATATCACCGCCGCGATGTTGCGCGGCACGTTGGCGTACTGGATCAGCCTCGGGCCGCCGCCTTGCCAGGCTTGGAGCCCGAAGTCGATTGAGCGACGGCCATAGAAAAATCCATGTGCAGGCCCAGAATCTGCTTGCGCAAGTTCAGGAGCGTGGCCACTTCCTCGATGTCGTCCGCAACTAGCGCGCGCGTCACCGTCGGGCTGGGCTGGATCTGCACGCACTTCATCATGCTGTCCAAAAGAGGCTTGGCGCTGTCATAAGGCAATTTCGTCAACGCCTTGATGCCTAGCGCAGCCACGCCAGCCAACCCGGCTTCGGCGATGTTGTCGGGGATTTCCACCCCCGCATTCATCAGGGCGAAGAGCGCGCGCCCGGCCCAGTCTTCCGCCTCATAGGCCGGAAGCTCGGTCAGGACGAACACCTTGCCCTTGTCGCGCCCCTCGGCGCTGATAGTTACGGTTGCCTGTTTGCGGGCCATATCAGACCAATGCCGGAGAGACGTCTTCCCAGGTGATCTGGAAAGTCATGGGTTGCAGGATCGTGCGGGCGGTCGGAGCGGACGGGATCTGCGTCAGAACACCCCGCGTCATCACGAACTTGCGGCTGATCGACGGGATGTTCAGCGTGCCATTGCAGTAAAAGACCTCGCGGGCCGTCTTCATCGCCGCCATGTAGGCCTCGAAGACGATCATCGAAGGCGAATCCGCCTGGATGGTGATCGTCTGGATGCTCATGAACGGCGTGTAGCCGGCCGACATGCGGCCATCGACACCCATGACAGCCTGTGCGGGTTGGACAGCTTCGAACGCGAAAGCGTCGTCCGTAGCGTAGCCCTCGATCTTTTGTGGTACCGGGAAGATCCCGGCCACACCCAGGTACAGGACGGAATTTGCGCTGGTGAGAGTGGACATGTTCGTTTGCCCTTACAGGATGGCCAGGGATGCGAGGGTGAGCTTCTGCACGGAACCGCCATCCATGTACCAGAAGGTCATGGGCGGCGTGCCGCGTGCTTCGCGCACCTGGGCGGTTGCCGGCAGGATTTGGAGATACCAGCCGCGCGTTTCCAGCGTGCCGGAGATTTGAACGCCGGCCTGGTTGTTTACCTGGGCCTTTTGCAAGGCCGACAGCGGCACGCCGGAGCGGATGGCGCCGAAGTTCACCGCCGCGTTGACCGGGTCCATGCACGATGCGTCAATCAGGGCGTAGCCGTCAGCGTTGTACGGGACCGAGTTCACCTGCGTCAGCAGCGTCATCATGGCCTGTTGCAGCGCCGCGTTCAGCCAGATCTGATTCACGTACGTGTCGATCCACTTCCAGTCGCCGCTGATCTGGCCCGGGTACAGGAACCGGAACTGGTCATTGGCCGTGGCGTAGTCGCCGTAGAAGTTGTAGCCGTTGTCGATCAGGGTCTGGGCGGTCGTCGCATCGGTCACCGTGAACTGAAGGCCGGACTGGCTCTTGAACGCCAGGGTGATCCGCCCATTCGTGCGCTCGAAGTCGATACTGGCAATCGCACCCAGGATGAAAGCAGCGTGCAGAATGTCCTTGTAGACGGGGATGGAGCCGGAATACTCGTTCGCGGCCACTACAGCCGCCCAGCTCGTGGTGCTGCCTTGGGTGGTCGCCTGCACGTCCGTATCCCAGCCGACGTAGGCGAAGCGATTGCCCCGGCTGTTCGTCCAGGCGGAGAACGCGACCTTGTCGGCCGTCACCGGCTCCCACATGGTCATGAACGATGCCCAGTTCTGAGTGATGCTAATGATGGCGGCCATGTTTGTGGCCGGCACGCCAGCGATCGCACCCTGCGAGGTCACCGCGCCCGTCGCCTGCGTCAGCTTCAGGGCAGCCGACAGCGTGCCAGAGGCAAAGCTGATAGTCGACGCGGCGCCAGACGTAGAAGACGTGAACTTGAACGCCGCCAGCTGCGCGTCATACGTGACGGTGCCACCAAGGGACGTGAAAGCGGCCTGGATGATCGTTGCCGCGTTCGAAAAGCTGGTTGCCGCGGTCAGCGTGATGGAGCTGGACGTCTTGGCGGTGCCATCGATCGACACGGTCAGGATGCCCGTCAGCGCCTTCAACTCGGTCAGCGTCATGGACGCCAGCGAGCCGCCGCGTAGGTACGCGGCAACGGGCGCGCTGGGATACTGCGCGAACAACAGGTTACCGGGCTTCTTCGTGGAGTTGTCGAACCCCAGGAAATAGGAGGCGGCCACAGCTGCCTCGGGCGACGTCGGGCCGAAGAAGCGCGAAACGTCGTCAGCGGTGGCGAAGCTTTGGACCGCGCCAACAGGCACGGAGGTATTGGCGGTCAGGATCAGGCCGTTCAGGTCGAGCGCCGATCCGCCGGCGCCGATCACGCCAGGAACTACCTGGACGATTTCACTGGCGGGAATGGACATAGCTTTAAGCTCCGGGAGGGAAAGTCGTGTCGACTTCGATCAGGTCGACGTGGAGTTGATCCGCAAACTGCTGCGGAAGCGTCACGGTTGGGTTGAATTGCAGAACGGCGTCGAACGACCACCGCTCTGAGTATTGGTTCTCGCCGGTAACGAACGGCAGCTGATGCGGATCGCTGCAATCCAGCGGCTGCGCGCGCCCGAGCTCGGCGAGAAATTCGCATCCGTACTGGCTGCGCAGGGCGATCGACAGCACCAATGCTCGGTCTTGCGCCTTCTCGCCATAGCAGTCGATCTGTGCCCGCCACTGCGTCGGGCGTGTGAACGCCCGCGTACCTGTGGTGGGCGTCGGGTCGTCGTAGTTAGTGCGGGGGGTCGAAAGGCCAATCACGCCCATGGGGGTGACGACCACGTACTCGATACCCTTGGGTGTCGGCACTCGGTTTGCCTGACCGCGCACCACCTCGCAATCCACCAACGTGTCCGCGAACGCGCCGAGGTCATCAACCAGGTCGTCTTCCGTAATGCTGATCTGCGCGCTCATGGCGTCTCGTCCAGTTGCAGCGTGACGCCGACCTTGCACCAGTCCGGCCAGGTCTCAAGGACCGCCGTGACTAGCCAAGTCTGCCCACCAAAGTCCAGCAGATCGCCACCCTTAGCCAGAGGCCGCACGACGCCCTGCGTATCCCCGAACATGTAGACCGCGCGTTGCACGCCCTGGATGTTCTGGGCCTCAAGGTGCTTCAGGTCGCCCGTACTGAGCGGCTGGACCTGGAGGGTGACGTCAGCCGGTGCCAAGTACTTGGGAACCTGCTTGCGGCCTGGCCCCATCTCGTACCCGTCGCTGTACCGGACGTTGCCGGCAATCATCGGGTTCACCGCGGCGATGATCGGGCTTACGATGCCGTGCAAATTCATGTGTCGACCTCGTAATCCACGCTGTTCATCATGTGGCCGGTGTCCACCAGCGGCTTGGCGAAGCCCTTGGCTGCCACGGTGTTGGGTGAGAGCGGGGGGCTGTCGAACTTCTGGATGGACGCTTGCAGTTGGCCTTTCATCCCTTCGCCCATCTGGCCCAGGGATTTGTCGATGTCGTACTCGTTGGCAACCGCGAGATTCCCCAGAGACTTGCCCCAACCCTTTTGCTTCTCTTCGATCATTCGACGGAAAAAGGGCCGCGGCGGCTGGTTGTGGTCAGGACGGCCAAACTCGTTGATCGCAGCGACCATCGCCACAGGCGTACCGTCCGGGTATTTGGCGTTCTCCAGGAAGCCAACTCGCAACGTTCCACCCTGGCCGGCTTTGTCGGCGATCTCCTTGAGGCGCGCCATCAGGGCGTCGCCGCCCTTGAAGTTCAGGGCCGCCATGGGATCACCACCGGCACGGCGTAGCCATTCGGACCCGGCACATACCGGCCGACCCGATAGCGCGCCGTGGCCTCCCAGTACGAGGCGCCATACGGCGTCTGCAAGTACCACTGGGCGGAACCAGCCGGCGCGTTGTACTCGGCGGACACGGAAACCGATCCCTCTGTCGCGCTGCCAATCCGGCCGACCAGGCCGCTCGGCTTCTGCCCGTACTCGCCATACGCCATCTTGGCGATGTGAGCAGTGAGCAGGTACAGCAGGATCTTGCGCTGCGCCACGTCCGAAACCTTGCTGCACTCCGTGTTGTCCAGATACAGCGTGGCCAGCCCGAAAGACTGATTCAGCTGCGCGTCCGTCAAGGACTCGAAGGACGGGTACAGCTCGCGGAACTCCGCAGGGTCGAACGTGACGATGCCCATGGCCTAGTCCTTCTTCTTGCCTTCGTAGTTTTCGGCTTCGATGCCGGGAGCCGGCTTCTTGGGGTCCAGACCTTCCAGGCCGGTCTTGTTGCCCTTCTGTTCTTTCGCCTTGGCGGCGGCGCTGCGTTCGCCACCCTGAGCGAAGATCAGCTCTTTCTTCAGCGGTTCGAAGTCCTTGTAGATCTGGGACCACTTGTTCCAGAAGTCCTCATCCACTTCGGTCATGCCGTGGCCGGCGATCGCCTCTTCGTGGTGCGCGCCATTCAGCACAACCTTCTTTTCCACGTCCGGCAGATCCAGCACGAGACCATTGGGCAGCTTGCAGGCGACGGTTACGGTCGACATGTCGTATTTCCTCTAGGAATGAAAAAGGCCCGCCGAATGTGGCGGGCCTCTCGGTACTGCGGTTGTGGCGTTAGACGCCGATCATGCCGGCGATGCCCAGCGGCATCTTGATGATGGCGCCCCAGGTACCTTGCGACTTCTTCTGCTTGAAGCTCGAAGTCGCTTGGATGATCGGGTGTGCGCGCATCTTTTCGGTGAACGCCGCGGTGGCGACTTCCTGCCCTTCGATCGAATCAACGATCAGTTGGACCAGTTGGCCACTGCCGGTGTTGTATTGCACGGCCGTTTCGATGGTCATGCTCGGGAAGTTCTTGGCCAGCAGGTCCGTCACGTTGACGTTGTACTGGTTGGTCTTCGTCAGGTTGACTTCGATTTCCGGCGACATGCACAGCTTCATCTTGTCGCGGCGGGTGACACGGCCACGGGTCTGCTGCACCAGCTGGTTATACAAACGCTGCGAGATGTCGTCGTAAATCGCGCCGCCATCTTTCGTCGCCCAGGTCGTGCCGGAGCCGGTACCAGTTGCGCCCGGGGCAATCGGGGCCGACAGGTTCGGGTCGTTCAGCAGGCCATAGTTCTGCAAGCCAGCGATGCCGAAGAAGTAGCTGTTGTCCTGGAACTTGTTCAGCACCAGGGCCGAGGCGATGTTCAGCTCGGACGCCCAGTTGATCTTCGCCAGGCCAGCCATTTCCAGCTCGCGCTCACCCCATTCCGTCATGGTCTGGTAGTGGTACGACTGGCGTTGCGGGAAGTTCGTGTTGGCGCCCGCGCGGCCATTTTCGCTGTAGTCGCCGTAGGAGCTGACTTCACCGGTCGATTCCACCACCGGGAAGGTGGCGGTCAGCGTGGTCCAGTCGCCCTTCTTGCCTTCGCCCAGAATGACCGCGCCCTGCATGGGGGTGGTCAGGACGCGGGTCAGTTGCGGGTCAACCCAGTTGGTCAGATAGCCGGGGATGCCGGTGTTGCTGGACGTGACCAGCGGGCCGGCGGCGTCCATGGCCAGAGCGAAGTCGCGGCGGTATTCCTCGGGCAGGTAGTCCTGCGCACCGGGGAAGTGGATGCCGAAGACGCGCTCCAGCATTTGAAGGTCTGCGTGTCGCATGTTTGCTTACCCCAGTTGAGTGGAGGTGATTTTGATCAGAGCACCCACAGCGCCCGCGCTGGCGACAAACCAGTCGGTTTCCGTGCTGCCCGCGATAGTGGCGCCAGCCGCACCAGTCGAGATGGTGCCGTCCGTGTTGGAGGCGAACACCTTCTGACCGACGGTGGCCGTGGTCTTCGTAGCGGCCCAGAAGTCGCCGAGGTTGTGCAGGACGACCGGCAGGCCCGTCGGCACAAGCATGGTGGACTCGGCCAGCCAGATGGTGATGACGCCTTGCTGCTCGCGGTGCACGAAACCCGTGGGTTTGTTCGCGCCGGCGTTGGTCACCAGTCCAGCGGCATCCGCCCAGGCGAAGCGGCCGACGGTGACGCCCGTAGCGCCCGCGACCAACTGACCCGGGCCGGCCAGAACGACCGAACGGGGGTTGGAACTGGCGAAGTCGCCGGCAACCGCGGCGGCCGGTTCGATGTAGATCTGCGTTTGGAAGCCCATGATCACAGCACCTTGACGTGGGAGGCGGCGGGATAGCGGTCGGCGAAGCTCTTGTGAGCAGCCGAATCCATCGCGACACGCGGGGTTTTCGGGGTTTGGTCTTGCGTCAGGGCCAACTTGACCAGCGCGCGGTAAGCCGAGGGCGGCGTGTCGGTCAGGTCGATACCCTTGGCATCCAGGGCCATCTTGTAGACGGCCTCGGCGGAATCCTGCGCGATGATGTCGCCGATGATCGGACGGCATTCCTGTTCGGCCGTGCGGATGGCCGTCATGCGGGCCACAGCAGCGTTCTCGCCTTCCTTGGTGGCCTTGGCCAGGGCAGCGTCCATCGCGGGCTTGCTGACCGGCTCATCCGGCTTGCCAGCGAAGGGAGGCGGCTCGTCCTGCGCGCCGGGTTCCGAAGACGTCGGCTCGCCCAGCGCCTTCATGACGCGCGCCGCTTCTTCCGGGCCCAGCTTCTCGCCCAGCATTTCGCGGATCTTGCCCATCAGCTCGTCGTCTTGGGCGACGGCGGGGTCTTCGGCGTCGTCCTCGTCACCGGCCACCAGCGGATCGCCGGGAGTCGAGAACGTGTCGATCACCTCAGCCAGGTCGGACAGGTCTGCATCTTGGGCCAGCTTGCCCTTGACGCGACCTTCCACGGCGCGCACGAGGCGGGGCCGCTCACTGGCGAAGTTCTTGGCGGTCAGCCCCTTCACGAGGGGGCCGAGGTCGCCCAGGGCGGCGTCTTGGGCCAGCTTGGGGCGAAGATACACCCGCAGGCCCGCGGCGACCGCGATAGCAGTTTTGCTAAATTTCATTTTCGGGTTCTCCGAAGGTTTGAGGGTATTGCTGTCGCCTACGACGACGTCCGGGCCAGCCCGGCCTACTTCGACAAGCGCGACATGGTTGCCGCGGATGTCTCGCATCACCCCGTCGTATGGCACGCCTTGGTACACGCCAGCGGTCATGTCTGCCCGGTAGCGATAGGCGCTCGAAAGCTCCTGCTGCTGCCGCGACTCAATGCCGGCGATGGCTACGGCGTCCCATACGACGAGGGAGTTGTCTAGGTACGGCGCCGTGAAAACGGCATCGCTGCCCGTGGCGCCAACCACGAATTCCTTCTGAGGCTCGTCCACCGTTACGGGGACGTGCTTGCTCAGCAGAGGGATGTTGTTGAAGCTCGGCGCCGCGCGCGCCAGTTCGTCCGGGTCGCGCAGCAGGAAATAGACGCGGTTGGGGTCAAGCCCAAGCCGTTCCCAGTCCGGGATCTCGTCCCCACGGTAGGGATTGACCGCCGCCTTGCTGATGTGCGTGATTTCCACGCGCAGCCGGCCGTCCTGGTCGACAGTGCGCACACTGGCGCGGTCGAAGGCCAGGCCGTCAGGGTTGTTCTTGTTCATTCCTCGAATCCCGGGATAACGCTCTGCGCCACACAGCGGCAATTGATCAGCTCGCCGGGCCTGATCCAGGCACCGTCGATGTACATGCCCTTGTCCACGTCGTAGAGCTGGCCGTTGGCCTCAACGTGCGACTGGCGTGGCTTCTTCCCACCACGCGAGTGCATCCACTTGGCCTGCTTGATGCCCAGGCCCTGCTGGCGCACCCGCGTGATGGTCGCGGTTGCCTTGTTGTTCTGGTCCCTGGCGATGAGCGCGGCGCGCCGCTTGGTGACGGCGTAGCGCTTCTCCAGATCCTTGGACAGGTCGCTCAGGTCTCGCCCTTGCGTCACCGACCGCATGACCAGCCCTTGAACCTCCTGAAGATGCTCAGAAGCTATGGACTTGATCAGCCCGACGTTCTCCGCCACCGTGGCCTGGAAGACGTCGTTGGCAGCCCGTGTCATACCGAACTGCACGCTGAAGCCTTTCTGGCGCAGCGCATCACGGAGAGACACGTCAGCCGCGCTCATCGACTCGTCAGCGAACCGCGTAGCCACCGGGCGCGATGCCTGATCAAACTTGCGCTGCCACTGGCGCGCCAGGTTGCGCATCATCTTGCTCAATGCTGCTGCAGGGCTTTCGTCCTGAGCCAGCTCCGGGGTGTTCGCCCGGTAGGTCGCCTTGATCCAGTACACGATCGACCGCTGCATCTCATCGATCAGCCGGTCCAGCCGCTTCCTGTACGCCGCCTGCACACCGCGATTGGCATGCGTGGCTGGCACCAGGATGTCACGGCCGGTGGGGGAGACAAGATCAGGCATAGGCTTGGGTGCTGAAGTCGGCGCGCTCTTCGCCTTCCTCCGGCTCGTCCTCGTCGTCTATCCCGTCATCCGGGTCTGGGTTGGTTTCCAGCGAGT